CCCGTGGTCACATAATGTGGTAAAATATATCCTCCGTTTCCCTTACAAGAACGGAAAAGAAGACCTAAAGAAGATTCAGCATTATTTGGAGTTTTTGATAGAGAATTACGATGAAGTAAACAACAAGTATTACAAATAGAGAGAAACTATGCCTTTGCTACTCCACGAGATAAAAGAACGGTTAACCGCACTTGATGAAGTAACCTTGTTAGAATTGCTCAATATCAGCAGTGAAGACATAGTAGAAATGTTCTCAGACCGCATCGAGGACAACGCCGATAAACTAGAAAAGGAAGTTAAATAATAATGACAGCATACAACATGACCCCGTACAACACATTCATCGCCAAGAGCCGCTACAGCCGTTACTTGGATGATAAAGGTCGTCGTGAACATTGGGACGAAACAGTAGCAAGGTACTTTGACTTTATGGAACACCATTTAGCAACAAAACAGAACTACCATCTACCTTTTGAATTGCGTGATGAATTAGAGCAAGCAGTAATCAATTTAGAAGTAGTACCATCTATGCGTGCAGTGATGACAGCAGGACCTGCACTAGAGCGTCAGAACGTAGCAGCATTTAACTGTTCTTATTTACCAATCGACGACCCCAAAGCCTTTGACGAAGCAATGTACATTCTTCTCTGTGGCACTGGTGTCGGTTTCTCTGTGGAGCAACAATATGTTTCTAAATTACCTGAAGTGCCGACTCAGTTGTTTGATAGTAAGACTTCTATTGTTGTGTCGGATTCTAAAGAAGGATGGGCAAAATCACTTCGCCAACTCATCGCTCTTTTGTATGCTGGCGAGATTCCAAAATTTGACGTATCTCGAGTTAGACCAGCAGGAGCGAGACTCAAAACTTTCGGAGGACGTGCTTCTGGACCCGGACCTTTGGAAGAACTTTATCGATTCTGTGTCGCCAAGTTCAAAGGGGCAGTTGGTCGGCGTCTCAGTTCCCTTGAGTGCCATGATATTCTGTGCAAAATCGGGGAAGTTGTTGTTGTGGGCGGAGTCCGACGGTCAGCAATGATTAGTCTGTCTGATTTGTCAGACGACAAGATGGCTCACGCTAAAGCAGGTAACTGGTGGGATGGTCAAGGTCAGCGTGCCTTAGCTAACAATTCAGCAACATACACAGAAACACCGTCTATCGGTCAGTTCATGCGGGAATGGAGTTCGATTTATGAATCACACAGCGGAGAGCGTGGAATCTTCAACAGAGAAGCAAGCCAACATCAAGCAGCTAAGAATGGACGACGTGATGCTTCTTATGCTTTTGGTACAAATCCTTGCAGTGAGATTATTCTCCGTCCTTATCAATTCTGTAATCTGTCTTCTTGTATTATTCGCAGTACCGATACTATCGATGATATTAGTCGTAAGATTCGTCTTGCAACCATTCTTGGAACATTTCAAGCGTCGTTAACAGACTTCCCATACTTGCGTAAGATTTGGCAAAAGAACACAGAAGAAGAAGCACTCTTAGGTGTGTCGATGACTGGTATTTGCGACAATACATTGCTAAACAACCCTGATGATGAATCACTACCTGCTCGATTGGAGGCTCTGCGTGACCTTGCTGTTTCTACTAACGCTTTTTACGCTTCAGCTATTGGTATTAACCAGTCTGTGGCTGTCACCGCCGTTAAGCCAGAGGGAACAGTATCTCAGCCTTGTAGCACCGCTAGTGGTATTCATCCTCAACACAGTAAGTATTATATACGTCGTGTGCGAGCTGATAACAAAGACCCTTTAACACAGTTTATGATTCAAGCCGGGTTTGTTGCAGAGCCTTGTGTAATGAAGCCTGACTCAACAACAGTATTTAGTTTCCCTGTTGCTGTGGCTGATGGTGCATTACTGCGTGAAGACTTAACTGCTATTCAGCATCTGCGCTTGTGGTTAATCTTCCAGCGTCACTACTGTGAGCATAAGCCATCAGTAACTATCTCTGTCTTGGAGAACGAATGGATGGATGTCGGAGCATGGACATTCAAGCACTTCGATGAGGTTACAGGTGTGTCGTTCCTGCCGATGTCAGACCATACTTATAAACAAGCACCTTACGAAAATTGTACAGAAGAACAGTACAACGAACTTCGTGCGCTTGTCCCTACATCTATTGATTGGGATAATTTTAAAGAGTACGACGACAATGTAGAAGGTGCGCAGCAACTTGCGTGTACTGCTGGAAGTTGCGAGATTTAATATGTATACAAGACTTTGTAGCTGCTGCTCTAAAGAGCGTCACTATGTAAAAAAAGACTCTTATCTAAGAGCGGTAGCTAACAAGTCTGTTTGTCCTTCGTGTCGTACAGCAAATAACAACCGAAATAGAACACCTAAAAATGGAAAAGATAACCCAGCGTGGAAGGGATACAAAGATGTTTCCGGTAAAGTCTTTAGTAGGTTAGTTAGAGGAGCAAAGCAACGTAATCTTGCAATAAACATCACAATAGAAGACATCTACACACAGTATGTTAAGCAACATAAATGCTGTGCGTTTAGTGGAGTGCCGTTGGAGTTTGGATTAGACGCTTCTGTAGACCGTATTGACAGTAAAGAAGGTTATCATGCGTGGAACATTCAAATAGTCCACAAGACGTTAAACATGATGAAAAAAGACTTACCCAACGATTTATTTATTGCGTGGTGTAAGTCAGTTAAGTAATTCCTTGTGTGTTGTAGTGCTTGATGGCAGCCCTTCGGGGCTGTCTTTTTATTTCCCGTTCGGGTTATTGTGCTTAATATTTGTGCAGAAACAGAGAAACTTTACCGATAGGGAAATGTATCTCATTGTGTACAATATTGCGGGTAGTGTATCATTTAAGATACAAACATTGCTCTCTCGTCATTGCGACGAGTAACTAATCCCTTTAAAACCTTACCGCCGCCTATCGTGTACTTGAGAAACTCGTCCGCAGCGCCTTCCATGTCTCCACGAAGAACCTTCTGACGGAGGGTTGAGCGCTGTAGTGTTCCAAGACCCACATTGAAGCTAAAGCTGACAAGAGCATCGAACTGCCCCTGTGTAAGAGGAACAGGACAGTATCGCTCGACACCTAGTTCAAAGCGAGTAAGGTCATCTCTAAGAATGTCATCCACTTCTTTCATTGTTATTGTCCTATTCCATCCTTCTGGGATAGGTAACGCTTTACGCTCCGCTAAAGGAACACGACCATGGTTGGGGTCAATAACGTGTCCAACGCCGATTGTCCATAACAGCGCAGGACACTGATACGGCTTAGTACGGACACCCTCGTGGTGACGGATAACTTCAAGGGCTTTAGCACTTACTTTCATTTCTTCGAGAAGGCTTGTGTACCGAACCAGAAAGCAATAATTGAGGCTAGAATCTGCATTTCATCGGCATCAAACACCATTGGGATAGCCTCAGCAAAGGCAGCGCCAGAAGACCAAGCCCACCAAATAGAAGCAATGTCAACCACTATCAACAACAACACGAATAAATAGGTTACAACGGGTCTTACAGAGGCTCTAAGGTTGATTACCCACTGAGCAGCACCCTGACCTATAGCGATGTCGTGTGCGTACATTGCAGAGCGTTCCTGAGCTTGTGTCTCCATCTGTACTTGCTCTGTTTTAATCTCCTCTATACGAGCCTGAGCAATAAAGCCACGCTCCATCATCTGCAGTTCTCTTTCAGTCTGCATACGAGCCAGTTCTAGCTCATGCGACTTATCAGACTTGTCCTGAAAGAAGTCCATCAGTTTAGGTAAACCACCCATTAGGAACGATAAGGCGGTTGAAATTAGTGTTAGCATTACTTGTCTCCCCAGACGATAAGATAAGAAACTACTGCGGCAACTAAGAAGCAATACATCTGCACTCGACGAACTGCTTTCATGTCGCTGTCAAACATCTTTTTGTTTTGTGCTTCTTGTTTGATTATTCTTTGTTTGATGACTAGAACATCGTCCCATGCTTTGGGACCATATTTGTTCACTACTTCTGCTTTCATACGAAGTTCCATCTTTTTTACTTCTTGGACTAATTCGTATTCTTTAAGAGCCTTCACAACGGTAGTGTCAGGGACAAACTGTTGTGCTTTACGCCTCTCAGCAGCTTTTTGTTGTGCTACTTCAGCACCGTCCTTCTGGACGTTTTCAATGCTTTTGGTTAATGATTTAGCACTTACACGAGCAGCATCTAAGCTACCTGTTAAGGTCTTGACTCCTTCGTTTATTCCGTATTGGTCTGCCATAATTCTTCATTGTGTGTATAGTGTGTATAGTTATTATTAACGAGCAGGACCAATATCCCATTCTTCCACCACAGGAGCAGGAGATGGTTGTGCTGGAGCGTTATTGAACTCTGCTGGAGCGCCTTGAACGGTAACACTAGCGCCACCTGTTGCTGGTCCAATGTCCCAAGACTCGATAGGAGTAGGTTCAGGTGCTTGCATACTCGGCATATCACGTTGCACATAACTTGCACCAAGCATAGCTGGTCTAGCAACTTCAGCACCGCCCAAGACACGACTAATCTTTTCAACTGTCTTAGCACTATTCGGGCTAGTTACGGCTTCTCTTAGAATACCTTTTGTCTCAGGAGACATTAAAAAGTTTAACGTGTTCTCATCCGATAAACCACCTTTGATACTGTTATAAATCCTACCAACAAGTCCTGTTGTTTTTCCAGCACCGTAGCCACCTGCTAAGTATCCAGCAGAAGACATTTCAGCTAGTTCTGATGCGGTAAACCCACCAGTTGCAGCTTCGCCACCAAACTTCTGTTGATACTTAAAGAAGTTTTCTGCGTCTTTCATACGACCAGCGAAATCATCAATATTTGTATTAACAGCAAACGCCACCGCTTTACGCTCATTCTCAGGAAGCGTGTTAAATTTAGTTGATAACAGTTTTAAATCCACACCAGTAGTCCCATCAGGTAATACAGTTCGTGCAGACTGTACAAAGTCGTCATACATTACTTGACGAACACGCTTTAAATCCTCAGGAGCAGTATTTTCCAAGATTGCTGCCATGCGGTCTCGCTGTGCGTTGCTTAGTCCTTTTACAGTATTTAGCAACTCGTCCGTATCTACAGCGTTGATGTTTACATTCTTTAACTTAGCTGGTAGTCCTTGAGCAATAAAAGCGTTGTAGCTGTCGTAGCCATTTTTAACATCTTTACGAGCAGCGTCTAACAGCCGTGAAATCTCACGAATACGAGGAACGCTTGAGTTCTGTGCTGTGTTAACTAAATCATCTTTAAGACCACTAAAAATAGATGTAGCTATCTTTTCCTGTGAACCTAAAGAAACATTAGTGATTAACGACTCGCCTTTCTTGGCTTGAGCGCCAAACTCGCTTAACAGGGCTTGCATCTTTTCAACCGAAATGCTTTTGCCAGCAATGTCACCCTTAAAACGGTTTAAGAACTGCACTGCGGCAGCAGCGTCGTCTGTGCCTTGTTTAGAAAACGAATCAATCAGCCCATCAATTTTATTGACTGTGTTATTTGTAAAGAGAATGTCATTGTTTCCGCCCATTTTCTTGGCTGCTTCAAACTTACTTTTTGGAAGCAAAGTAATGTTTTCTCTTAGTCTTTGAACTTCACCGTCAACAGCTTGGTAAATTCCTTGTCCTGTTTTTTCTACAGGATAGCCGGCTTTGACAGAAACCCTAGCGCCTTTAGTTGCTTCTGTTGTGGCTTGTTTTTCAAGAACATTAAATAACTCAGAATAAGAAGGATTCTGACGTAAACGATTAACAACACCTGAAATTACAGGGTCTGTGCTATCTTGACCACGAATCATAAAGTTTCGTAGTTTGTTCTCACCGTCTGGACCTAACTGGTCTAGCAACTTACGAACACCACGGTTTTCCTGCCAATTCTTTACACCGCTTGCTACGGCTCTAGAAACCATGTACGCTGCAGTTGTTAATTGAATAACAGGAGTACCTTCAAACAGTGCTTCATCAGCAGCTCGTGTAGTTCCACCTAACAACATCTGCCGTGGTCCACCAATAGCAGACATACCTGCGCCTTCGCCTAACCCAAAAGCAGGAGCAGACTCTGCCGAACTCGCTTCAACACCCGGGAATACCTTTGGTGTCATTAGATAATCTGTTCTTGGTGTTAATTTACCGGGTAAATCAGGCAACACTTTATCTAACGCAGAAGCGCCTTGTGCCGCCAAATCAACTAAACTCGTTAAGCCCCTTGGAACACCGACTAATAATCCAAGTCCTGCTACTTTAGCTTTGCCAAATAAACCTTCCATTGACATAGCTTCAATAGAGATTTTACGCTCTAAAACTTTAATTTCGTCTCTTACTGTATCGGCTTGTTTCTTTAAGGCTGCATCGGTTGTTTGCTCTAACTGCTTTAGACGAGCCTGTTTTGCAGTCAGTTCCTTTGACAGTGCTAAAACTGCTTCTTCAGATGTTTTGTAACGTGCCATTATAGACCTTTTCGTTTAGCGACATAAGCCTCATAAGGAAGTGCATTAGCACCATACTTTGCTTTATACTTTGCATAATCTGCAGCAAACTCTTGACCTTGTGGCGCAGTTGGCGGTGTTCTTGGCGCTGCTGTTGGAGCTACTGGTAATCCACCGCCTCTAAGTGACGACATAAACACATTGTTAGAATCAATCTGCGAGTTCTTATAGTCTTTTAAATCACTTAACGCCTGTGAAACAGCTACGTTGCTGGTCCAATCCGTTCTATCAAATATTTGACTCATTGCACGATTTGCGTCGCCTTCTGTCTGTGTTCCTTTTGCTGCCAGCAAGATATTGTTTCGCTCGTTCTCTAAAAACTTTTTAAGGCTTACTTGTTTTAAAGTGTTTGCATCCTGTTTTCCTGTGCCACGTTGAACCCATCCAGCAATGTTTTTACCTAAATTAAACTCAATCTTGTTTTCATCAACCTCTGTAATGTATTTATCAAGAGTGGTGTTTGTGCGGTTTAAAGTATTATTTATTCTTTCAGCCGTAGCTATTTCTTTTACTGTTCCAGCAGGAAGTGGTTTTTCAGCGCCTTCTCCTTTAGCGCCTTCGCCTTTAAGCCTTGCTTCAGCAAGTCTAGCTTGTCTGTCTTTAGATTGAGTTAGAATCTGTAAAATCTTATCAGGAGAACCGTACTTACGAACAACCTCAATAACTTGAGCTTCTGTAGCATTAGGCGGAAGGTTAGCTAGTTCTGCTCTTAGTTTTTCTTCTTGCGCTAATGACAACTCCGCTTTAGCAGCAACGCTTTCTGCTCTTTGAATTTCTCCTGATGTCTTCTGACGATTAAGCATAGCCTGTTCCATAGCATCTGCTTTGGTTAAGGCTTTCATTGACTCTACCGGGGCAAATGGTTGTAATGCACGACCAAACTCTCTAGCGCCTTGAGGCGTAGACAAATCAAACTGTGATGACAATTCTTTGATTTTAGAGGCTTTCTGCATTTCTGCATCGCCACCAAGTAAGCCACTCACAGCACGACCTAGACCAGCACTGCCTTGATAAATAGACATCTTAGCTTGTTGTAATGGGTCAAGTTGTGCAAACCTAAACGCATTAGCTGCGTCCGTTGCTTGACGCTGTTGCATTAACTGCTGTGGGTCTATTCCGAATAAACTACCGACTATTTCTGCCATGATGTTTCCTATTAATCGTAAGACATTGTATCAAACCAGCTATTATCAAAGCTGCTATTAGTTCCATAGCTTGGACCTGTATACTTAGGCGCACCGCCACCGCCTCCAAATAAACTAGAGAAACCACCACCACCCATTGCTGAACCAGCGCCACTGAGAGCTGTACCGAGAGGACTATAGCCTTGATACTGTGAGTATGCTTGTGCTGCAGCTTTCTGAGGGTCGAGATATAACTGACCAGCTCTTGCACCTGCAGTAGCATATTGGTTTGCCAAATCTTGACTTAGTCTGAATGGGTCTTGTCCCATTGCTTCCGTCGTTTTCAACAGACCTAACTGAGCTTCTAAAGGACCATATCCAGCAGTAGTTAAACGAGGAACTTGTCCAAGTATTTCTCCACCTGTACCGAATAGACCAGCACCAAACCTAGCACGAGCCATACCTGCTTCATCTGCTTTAGCGGCTAGTTCTAAATCTTGACGACCTTGAGCATTAAATAAGGCTTGTGCTAATGGATTAGAAGGAGCGCCACCAGTTCCTGTTTGTACACCAAGACCACCTGTACCACGACCAAAGTTAGTCGTTTGTAATCGAGCTAAATCCGCAGCTCTTGAAGGCTGTAACAGAGCCTGTTGTTGCGACATATACTGCTGTGCAGCTTGTTCAGGAGAAGTGGCTAAATACTGTTGACCAAGATTAAACAAGGACTGTGCGCCACCGGTGAGTGGCTGTGCCATCGCACCTATTTGTGTAGGGTCATAGCCGCCAGCAGCACCAAAGAGCCTGTCTTGAATGGCTTTAAGTTCAGGAGACAGTGTGTAACTGCCTTGTCCTTCAGGAGTAAAAGCTGAAGAACCAAACCGAGTAGTCATCCCCATTGGTCGGAACTGCGCCATTGCGGAGGCTTTATCAGCAGCGGCCCTAAGCGCCTCTGCTTGTCCTCGAGAAGCGTCTGCGGCTTTTCCACCTGATATTAAACCACCAGCTATTCCTAGTACTGGTGCTGCGATTGAGGCTGCTCCACCCATTATAGACTCCTACTATATATGTGATACATTTGATTATCCTGATTTATAAAATCTTGTTTAAATTCAAAACCGATTGACTTCCCAAACTTAACTAACTTCTTGTTATCTTCATGTGCTATTGCTACTAAAGGCACTGAGACTAAGTGTTGTAATAAATTTAAATCTTCTAAATACTTTGCTTTAACTGTCGGCGTCCATTTACGCACATCTGTGTGAAACCATATTAAGTTGTCATGTAACTCTAACAACATGGTATAGTCTTCACGAATGACGACAGGTACTTTGAAACTCAAGCTGTACGCTTCCACATACGAACAGTAATGTAAGGCTGTACGTTAGCATTAGTGCCACTAGAACCAGTAGATGCGTTAGTTACAGAGATTCCAGTAGTCGCTGTTCCAGTAGTTGTTGCACTTGCTTGTGAGCCTGAAGCTCCCGGAGGGTTAGCAGCGTTACTTTGTACTGGTTGATTGTAAGAGTGAGCGTGTCCGGGGTCTACAACAGTTGCAGTGTGTGTATGAGACACAACAATAGCATCTTTAGAACCACCAGTTTCTTCAGCGGTGTCAAACAGAGCATCACTAGCATCTAAACCAACTAAGACACGACCTGCGCCGAAAGCTGTCCATGTACCAAAGCCCAACAATGTAGATGGGTTTGATGCGCTAGTGGCGTTGATATAGATAGAACCAACAGGATAAATTGCTCCCAATGCAGCCGTTACAAACGCTGTTGTTGCAAGTTGTGTTGTGTTAGTACCAGCAGACGCTGTAGGTGCGGTAGGAGTACCTGTTAAGGAAGCACTGTTAATATCTGCTTTAGATGCAATCGCATTAGAAATTGCAGTAAGTTCAGTATCAATCTCTGTGCCTTTTACAATCTTACCAGCGTTACCTGTGGGTAAAGTATCTTTAGCTGTAAAGTTCGTTGATTTATTATAATCTGCCATGTTTATTCCTTAAACTATTGTTTTACCTGCTTTAACCGCTACGTCAATCTTTTGGATAGACAAAGGGTTGCCGTTAATGTCTGCTTCTAATCCAAGTTGCATAATCGTGCCTTGACCGCCAGCATTGACAGAGAATCTATCAAGAACAATACCTGAGCTGTATTCAGCAATGTTGTATTCACCGATACCGTATTCATACACAACTGCTGTGTCTAAGACATAGGTAGATGCTTGATAACCTTCGGTATAGTCAAAACCCCACTTAACCGCAACTGGTTGGTTTGTGCCTCCGATTAAGACCCAACCAATCTTCTTGAGAATCTTTAGTTTAGTTGCAGCATCGAAATCAAAGTAGTTAGTGTAATACTGTAAACGATAAGATGAGCCATTGTCAGAGTGTCCAAAGTACTTACCGATGTATGATGTCTTACCAATCAATAACTCTTTTGCTTGCGTAATACAGAATGAACTTGGTTGTAAGTTATCCCAAATCGTAACTCTAGCTGAACCGTCTTGCAGACGTGAGCGAGTATCAAAGCAATACACAAATCGTGTAGTAGGTAAAGACAGAAGATAAATAGCATCTCTTTCGTGGTAAATACTTTTAACCTTACCTAAGTCTGCCTCAGAAGCTATATTAGCCATCAAGTCATCACGAACATTCTTAGAGATGTCGTTCATTGGTAATGACTTTTCTTGAATCACACGAGCAAGGCTACGAACACCTGCATCAGACAAGAATAGAATATCTGTGCCAATGTTCTGAACTGAATCACGAGCAATACAGCCTACGTTATAGATAATGTCTTGTAATACTAAAGCAGAAGTATCAATCGGATTAGCATATATAGCGGTGTTGTTACGACCAAAGATAACCAAGAATCCATTATGTGCTGCGATAGCGACAATGTTATCGCCATTAGGGAATACTTCTTGTAGGTTTAAGTAACCTGCTGAACCTGTTGTAAAGTCAGAGCCACGCAGTAAATCACTAAAGTAAACAGTCTGTGTGTCTCCAGCAATGTTACCAACCCAAATACGACCAAATGCAGACAACACCGCATTAGGTTTAAAGGTTGATGTGCTGTGATTAGCAGGTAAAGAGCCTACATCACCAATCTGTTGAAAACCAAATGTACCGCTATCGTGGTCGTGTGGACCACCGCCAGAGACAGGTAACTCATGCCATACGAGCATGGGATGCCCAGCTTGTACTAAGTAAGCATGAGGCTGAAAGTCATTTACATCACCGTATGGCATTGCAGCCATCTGCCAGTTGTTAGCAGTTATCGTGTAAGTAGCGTTTCCTGAATTTGTTGCATTTCGGACAAGACGTTGTGTAAGTGTTGCACGACCAGTGAATAACTTGTTATTACCTGCTGATATAATAGTATTGCTTCCGCCATCTACGACCTCCATCATTGCTTCAATAGGGTTTGAGCCTAAGTCTGTATTCGTAGCGTTCAGCGGAGTCCAGCCCCGTCTTGCACCAATACGACCATAACGGTCAATAACGCAGTTCTGTGCTTTAAGCGCAAAGCCAGAAGACAGCGTAATGCTGCTTTCTTGCAAATTCAGACCGTAAAATCCCGGTGCTGCAATCGAGGAAGTTTGTAATGTGCCAGCCATCAGACGCTGTACCACGCTTCTTCTTCGACGTACCTTGCAGACTCTAAACCGATAGCGTCAGAAAGACTTTGTTTAAAGAGTGCATATGTCTCAGCAGATTGTACACCGCCGTCTTCTCCACGCTCTGCTTGCGCTCTAGCCAAAGCAGCAAGAATGACAGGCTCATGCGGAACTAAGAGTTTGTCTGAGTTGGCAACTAACTCAACTTGTGGACGAATGACGTTAAAACGAATGTTGTACACACCGTTAGGGATAGGGTATAAATCTACCTGAGTATCACCGTCTGTGTTTGTACCGTTAAAGTTATAGTAATGAGGAGAACCCTTCGCTGGACTAGCAATTAAGAACTGGTCGTTCATCCAGCGAGTGGATGCGTTTCTCATAACAACATTACTTGTGTCGTTCAGGACATCAATAACACGGAAGCGTTGACCTGTGCCTGTTAAAACATAGTTAAAGACATCAGCACCGGTAACAGCAGATAATGTCTCTGACAGAGCGTTCCAGTTGTAAGCATCCTCAACCTGACGCTTAGAATCGTTTACATACTTTGCAATGAGTTTGACATAGGCGTTATC